CGACCACGCCCTACCGATGGGCAGCCCAAACGAGTTGGGGTCTGGTGAGCCGTTCGTCACGACATCACCCTTCGGCCTAGCAAAGAACGCAACCTTACGATCAGTGGACAACCTGAACCAGTTAGTATCAGGTTGCACGTCCACTTTGAGTTGTTGCACTTCAACCATTACAACTCCAATCCCAGCATGGCATTAGTTAGTTCCCACAACACCCTGTTATCTTCAGGATCTGCAACTTCCAACAGATCCGCCAACGCCATCGCCTCCTCACTGTCCAAACATATCACGGTCATACGACCACTCGTCACTTCAGCCATTACCATTACCTCCTTATCCTAGGATAACTTACCACAACTGCTTGGCTTCACGAGCCCAGACAGTTTTCCCATCCGGCCCGTTAACCCACACGTTGCCGAACTTCTCGTATTCCGCTGGAGTTTCCAACGTCTGAGGCCACGTCTGTACGGTCTCCAAGTTGTAACCCCACACATACCCGCCCCACCTGTGCTCCTGATCGTTCGGACCATCAGGCGTGTCAAGCCACATTCCGGGGCTGTCGTCCAACTCGGAACACGACCACTCGTCGTAGCCGTCCACGTCCCCAGCCGCCTCAACAACAGCATCGACCAGCCCATCAGGCAACGTCGCACCCATCACCTCACTCTCCTTCCTGACCGAAATACTCGGCCAACTCACGGTCACCCTCATGGACAACCTTCTGCCGCGCGAGCCTACTGGCACGCAACCGGTCATTCGCCTCCCGATACGCAATCTCCGGACACGGCCTCTGCCCCTCAGAACTAAGAGGCGACGCCAGACACCATTGGCAGCGCCTGATATGCGGCTCGCCCTCTTCGTCATAGTCCATGTTCACGTACTGGTGACCGTAATCACTCACGGCTTCGCCACCAGTTCAGTCAACTGATCCAAAACATCAGCCTTCGTACGCTTAGGCTTCAAACCGTATCCTAGGATAATCTGCTTCGCCAACGGCAACACTGACCGGCCACCACTCCGAGTCATACCCAGTGTCTCCAACCGTAAAGCGTGCTTAACCGCCAACTGCCGGTACAACTCGATGTCCCGGTCGCCCGTGACCGTCACACCACCACTAACGTTCCTCTCTATCGCCATTTCCTCACCCTTCTTTCACTCAAAGATATCCACACACAGTAGACCATCACAGAAACAAACATGCCAAAACCAGCAGCAAGAAGCCACTCAAGCAAACGCCAACCAGCCCAATCTGGACCCATCGATTTCTCCTTTCCATCTTCTCAAGCCTACGCTCAAGACCCATCCCATAATCCTTCATACGAGCCATCACAAACGAGCCCGAAAAATAGCATTCATCACCTGCGCAGTAGACGCCATCACGTACTCATCAACACGCCTACTAGCCTCCGCCGGAGACAGAAACTTGTCACGCAAATGAACCTCACAATCCTCACACAACACGGTACCATCACCCGGACCCTCGCCCGGTACTATCGTACCGTCACTGTCGCAACGCTCACACTTCATCGCATTCTCCTTTCATTATCCTAGGATACATTCCTAAGCCACCTTACTTCCAATCGTCCATCCTCGCCCGCCACCGCATATCGCTCTCGTACCGCTTCACTCTCCGACGGGCCGCCTCCCCCGAAACGCCCATAATCTCTCCGATCTCACGGTAGGTGTAACCCCTCAGACGTAACTGGTAGAAGGACCTTCTCACCGCTATCGACCGCTTCTCCAACTCAACCCGTGACGGCCTCATTCTCTCATCATGCATCATCCTCTAGCCTCCTTCATCTGCCTACGCAGAACATCCGGATGCACCCGCCTCGTACGCACCCTCGAGCCTCGTATCCTAGGATAATCCCCACTCGACACGCGCACCGTCCTACAATCCACAATAGGCACCCTCCTCTGCTCGCTCACCGTGGCCACGCGCTCGCGCCACTCGGCACCGTTCACGGTCCATCCTCTGCTCTCATCCATACCACCATTCTATCATTTTCCATCATGGTCCGCTATCAACTTATCCTAGGATAATCCCACCACGAGAAAGAGGCGCCCCGAAGGGCGCCCCAATCTCCTAGACGGTAGTCTCAACGAGTTCCGCTGCAGCGTCGTACGCTATACGCCAAGCCTCAGCATTAGCGATAAACGCTTCGAGCCTCTGGTCGAACCATGCCATACGGTGCGGATCCTTACCCTCACCATTCAGCACACGCTCAAGTCGAACGAAAGCCTTTTCTATGCCAGCGTCCGGATCCTTCTCAATCTGGTCCGCAACACGATCAGCCTTGTCACCATAGTCAGCGTCCGACTTCTCGGCACCCTTGGGCGATAGACGGTTCACGTAGGTTCCGGGTTCGACTATTTCACCAGTCTCCGGATCCAACACGAGGCCCACTTCGGCAATCGCAGCGACCATTTCAGTAGTCGAGTTACCAAAGTAATCCCGACCCTCCAAACGGAAGTCACGCAGCATCGCCAGCGTATCCCTAGCAAACTCGACAACATCAAACCCGTCGTTGTTCGCTACGGCCCGCTTGACCACTCCGTCCACTGACATAAGTTTCCGCAGTGTTGACCACTCAACATCGACACCATCCGGAAATATTTCATCCACGATGCCATCGACCAGAGCCAGCAGATCCTCATCACTAGTGGGACGATTAATCCCACGGGCGTAAAGAGCATCCGTCAAAGTGTTCACCTGCGACCTATTGGACTCCGGTACATTAAACCGGGATCCCAAAGCCTCAGTAAACCCGTCAGCACTCCAGAATCCAGCCCACTCGCCTAGGTTGGCTACCAACACTCCATGCTCCGGAGCGTAGATTGCACCCTTGCGATAGATGCCAGTCCAAAAGCCTAGCGTCTGCTCGTTGATTGTAATGTTTACCATGGTTATCTCCCTATCACTGGATAAGGGTAAGCACCATGCCTACACCACACTCCCTTATTACCGGGAGTCTTGTAAGTAACGCTCCTCATGTAGGCACTGTGCCTACCGTCATCATGTGACCTACTTGGCCACTGGAATGAGTGTATCAAACGTGTACCCCAAAACCTCACCTATCCACAGGATTTCCTCGTTTTCCACAGACATATTTCCAATCTGTGGACAACACTGGGGATATCCTAGGAAAACCACAGACAGTGGCTAGGCGACCACAGGCAAAGGCTTGACAGGTCCGCCAAACGTCCGGTGTTAGGTTAGCCTAACATTACCCGTCGGTAACATCGCCCCAGATATGTTAGGGGGGGGGGGGGCCCCCCCGGCCCCCAGATCGGCGCATATGTATAGATATGGAGGGCCGATCAGACAGTTTTTTCCCTTGGGCCTGCTCTTATCTTGCCCTGCGTGTACTCAAACTGTATTTGCCACCCCCTTGGGGGGGGATGGCAAATCATATGTCATATGCATATGGCAGAGTGTCCCACTTGCTTCTTTTGACAGTTGTTCGCCGTGCGGGTTTTGGGACAGGCCGCCCCTTGTAGTGGAGGTGTACGTCGTGGCGCAGAATGGTGGCGGTAAGGGTTGGAAGACTGATCCTGATTCCGGAGAGAAGATCATGCCGAAGGCGTGGCAGAATCTTCTCGACTGGTTTCTTCAGGGTCCCGATAGGGATCCTAAGCATCAGTATGAGTGGGCTGAGCAGAATGGGTTGCATGAGGATTCGATTCGTCGGATTAAGCGTGATGCTCGGTTTGCGAAGGAGTGGGATCGTCGTGCTGCTGAGTTGAATATTCATCCTGAGCGGACTCAGTCGGTGATTGATGCTTTGCATTCTCAGGCTGTGGGTGGGTCGGTTCAGGCTGCTTCGTTGTATTTGCAGTATGTGGAGAAGTTTACGCCGAAGAGGCGTGTTGTGGTTGACGACCGTGAGGCTTCGGGGTTGTCTAATGATGAGTTGGTTGAGGAGTTGGAGGCTCAGGTGCGGCATTTGAGGGTGGTTGAGGATAATGGTTAGGCCGCGTGTGGTTGGTCCGAATTTGCCGTCTGGTGTGCGGCGTCCTGATAGGTCTGTGGATTTGCGTGGTATGCCGGTGCAGACAATGGGGCTGGCAGGGGATGTGCATGGAGAATATCAAAATGTGCCAAAGGGACCGTTTTTCCGCCGTGGGGAGGGTATGACTGATGAGGAATGGGAGGAGTTTCTAGACAGAGTGGAGGAGGCCGGAGGTGACCCTTACGACCCTTCGACTTGGCCGGAATGGGCATTGGAGGAGGGGAGCCGAATGGAAGCGGTTTCTCCTGTGGGACCGCAGATGTTGCCGAATGTTCCGGTCCCGAACTTTCAGGGGCCGCAGGTACACGCTATGGCCGGTAATGGACCGCCTAACTGGCAGGAGGATCTGCCATTGGGGGACAGACCGGGCCGCAGGTTGACTCCAGAGCAGATTGCTACTGGTAAGGCTGGGGTCGAAACGGCGAAGGGCATATTGGAGGGTACTGTTGAACCTCCACCGGAGCCGGTTGAGACACCTGAACCGCCACCGCCTGTGCAGGATGAGTTGTTCCCTGACCCGGAGGCTCGTTCGTTGGATGCTGCCATGTTGCAGGAGTTGTTCCTTCAGCGTGCTTCGGAGCCTGATTACGGGTATTTTGGGAGAACAGGTGACAAGGTTGGGAGTATCATTGATTCGGTGGGGGACATGTCGGCGTCTGATCGTGCAGCGTTGGTAGGTGGTTTGATTGCTGCCGGGGTGTTAATGGTGGGTTCTGGTGGGGCGTTGATACCGGCTGGTGCCGCCTTGTTGGGTGGCGCTGGTTTGGGGGCTTTGACCAGTGCCCCGTGACGCCGAGTTGCGTACAGCGTTTGGTGTGGAGCCCTACGAGAACTATGGTGGGGTTTATGACGATGATTTGGCGTGGCGTGAGGAGGCTTTCGGTGAGCGTCCTGTGTTGGGTCCGTGGGGCGATCCGTTTCACGGCCCGGAGTCTGACGAGGTTTTGGAATGTGGCGTGGACGAGTACGAGGTCTGCGAGTCGTGCCAGTGACGGGGAAGGAGATAGTTTTCGTAGTGATGCTGGGCGCTATCCCGTTTGTCATAGCGTTGATAGTGTTAGCCCTTGGTCGGGCTTTACATTCGTTACTTGGGTAGATGAAAGTCTGGATCGACCAAGACCTGTGCACAGGGGACGGCATTTGCGCTGAGATTTGCCCACCGATTTTCGACATGGGTGCTGACGGGTTGGCTTACGTCAAGGAGGAGCATTGGAAGTCGCTGGCAGGGCCTGACGGTGGTAGCGGTGAGCCTGTTTATAAGATGGCGGATGGGATGGCTTCGGTGTCGGACGAGTTGGCTGAGGCTGTGATCGAGTCGGCTGAGGAGTGTCCCGGTGAGTGTATTTTCATTGAGGTGTGATGAGTCGTCTTAGTGAACTTCAACTTGAGGCGGAGTGGCGGCGGTGCACGTCTGATGAGAAGTATTTTTTGGAACACTACTGGCATATTGCCCATCCGGCGCATGGGAAGATCCTGTTCAAGTTGCGTAACGCCCAGTGGGAGGCGTTGAACCATTGGGAAGACCACCGTTACAGCCTGACTCTTAAGGCCCGTCAGATTGGTTGGACGACGTTGGTGGCTGCCCACCAGTTCTGGTTGGCGTTCTTCCACCCGGATCAGAACATTATCGATCTGTCGCGCACGGAGCGCGAGTCGGTCCTGTTGTTGC